TACAGGGTACAACGTGCTCCTGAAAGACGTGTTTTTTATGTTGATGTTGGTAACATGCCAAGTCACCTTGCTATGCAATTCGTAGAACGTGTTAAAACCGAGATACACCAAAGACGTATTCCAAGCCAATCAGGCGGGGGTACCAATGTTATAGACAGTAGTTACAACCCGTTAAGTATTAATGAAGATTACTTCTTTCCGCAAACAGCAGAAGGTCGTGGATCTAAAGTAGAAACGTTACCAGGTGGAACAAACCTAGGAGAAATAGATGACCTTAGATATTTTACTAATAAGCTCGTACGTGGTTTACGAATTCCTAGTTCTTACTTGCCCACTGGGTCTGAAGACGCTGGTAGTAACTTCAATGATGGACGAGTCGGAACAGCATATATTCAAGAATTAAGGTTTAATACTTATTGTGAGCGTTTACAAGGAATGCTTGTTGAGCAATTTGACCAAGAATTTAAAAAATATTTGTTAGAAAAAGGCGTAAACGTTGATACATCAATGTTTGACCTTATTTTCCAACCACCACAGAACTTTGCATCGTACAGACAGTCAGAAGTAGACAATGCTCGTGTACCAACTTACACACAAATGAGTGCTATACCTTACATTAGTAATAGATTTGCACTAAAACGCTTCTTAGGCATGACAGATGAAGAGATTGCAGAGAACGAGCGTATGTGGCGCGAAGAAAATGACGAAGAGCTTGAAACTCCACCAACAGATGCCGCAGGCGAAATGCGTGGCGGTGGTATATCAGGCGCAGGAATGGAAGCAGACCTAGACGGAGTGGAAGACGAAGATACTTCAGTACCATCAGAAGACGGTGGCGAAGCAACACCTCCAGATACAACAACAGGAACCGAACTTGGTGGCGGAGCAACAACGGACCAAACGGTATAAATACATTATGATACTTAGAGAACTATTTTACTTTGACCCAGAAACAATTGAGCCTGTAGACAATAAAGGTTACGAGCCTCAACATGATGAATCTCCAGTTAAAGCAACCGACACCAGAAAGACTAGACTAACACTAGGACAAATTAATAGAATTCGTAAATCGTCTGAACTACATCAAGAAGAAGTAGCAAACGAACTAGGCTTTGTTAGACAGATGTATGGCATAACAGCAAATGCGGAGGCCGGCGGTGCTATTTAATGGCGAAAATAGATAAGTCTCTATATACCAAACAAGAATGGATTGCAATACGCAATCAAAGAAGACTACAAAAACAATTACAAAAACAAAAAGACCAAATTTCAAAGACTGTATCCAATAAAGATAACAGTGTTGCCTTTGTATTAGGCAACGGCACTAGCAGATCTGCTATAGAATCAGAATTATTATCAGAATTAGGCACTATATATGGGTGTAATGCCATATACAGAACTTTCTCACCTGACTATTTAATAGCTGTAGATGTGAAAATGATACTTGAAATTACTAAAAGCGGTTATCAAAACAATAATAGTGTATGGACTAATCATAATAATGCATATACAGAAATAAAAAATGTAAATTATTTTCAGCCTAGTAAAGGTTGGAGTAGCGGCCCTACAGCATTATGGCTAGCAGCAGAACACGGATATGATGACATTTATATTTTAGGCTTTGATTATGCAGGACTTGAAAACAATAGTAAATTAAATAACCTGTATGCTGGCACAAAAAACTACAAAAGACCTAACGAAGGCGCTACTTTCTACGGTAATTGGCTAAGGCAAACTAAAACTGTTGTTAGAGATAATAAAAAAACTACCTTTCATAGAGTTATAGCACCAGATAATTATATGCCAGACGAACTAAATACTTTTGAGAACTTTAACACAATTGAACTGGACGATTTCCAAAAAATCTTCAGTTTTTCACCAATCTAAACAGAATGGGTCGTTTTGAGCCTGTTTGCACATAGTTTCTTGTATAAAGAGTAAATACAAATGACAGCCTTACCATAGGTAAACTTTTTACAGGAGATTAGAAAAATGGCAGACCAAAATAAGTTTGAACAAATGCTTGAAAAACTTGTCAATGAAGACAAGGCAGGCGCAGAAGAATTATTCCACGATATAGTAGTAGAGAAGTCGAGAGACATCTATGCAAGTCTAATTGAATCAGATATTGAAATCGAAGAAGAAGATGACACAGAAGTAGATGAAACTACTGATGAAGAAGTCGATGAAGCTTCAGATGAAGAAGTTGACGAGTCAGACGATGACGAAGAAACAAACGAAAATTTCGACCTAGATGAATTTGAAGTTGAAGCTGACCCAATGGATATGGGCGGCGATGCAGCTGATAACTTCATGGGCGACATTGAAGCAGGTGATGACGAAGGCGAAGAAGGCGAAGAAGAAGGCGAAGGCGACATTGAAGATCGTGTTGTAGACCTTGAAGACGCATTAGACGACCTAAAGGCAGAATTTGAAAAAATGATGGGTGACGAAGACGAAGGCGAAGACGATGGCGAAGAAGAGCCAGAAGAAGCTTTTGCATTCGAAGCAACTGACGAAGAAGTTGATGAAGCTTCAGACGAAGAAGTTGACGAAGCATCCGACGAAGAAGTTGACGAAGCATCAGAAGATGATGTTGAAGAGTCAGCAAAGTCAGACAGAGAACAAATGCGCGAGTACGTTGATAAAGTATCAAGCGGACACGGAGCAGAAAAGAAAAGCACAGGCGACAATGGCGACAGCGGTAAGTCACCAGTAGCAAGTGCAAATAACATGGGCGGCACTTCAGCTAACATCTTAAAAGGTGGAGAAGCAGGTAGTGGTAATCATGCTGGTCTAGGTGATTTAAACACTAAAGACCAAGATGGCGGAAACATCAATGTACCAGGCGGTAAAGCGTCTAAAGCTGGCAAATCAGAGCCAGGACACGGTGCAGAGAAAAAAGGGAAGCCAGAACAAGCCGACAAAGGTGCAGGTTCACCATTAAACGGCGCTCCTAAAAGAGCAAAATAAGGAAACTGAATGCAAAACTTTCTAAGAGAGCATCTGACATTTGACCAGGCTAATATGGTCGTTGAGTCTGCTGAAAATTCCAATGGAGGAAAAGACTTATACCTAAAAGGTATTTGTATACAGGGCGGTGTGCGTAATGCTAACCAACGTGTTTATCCTGTAGAAGAAATTGGCAGGGCTGTCAAAACTCTCAGCGAGCAAATCCAAGGTGGATATAGTGTTCTTGGAGAAGTTGATCATCCGGAAGGCCTTAACATTAACTTAGACCGTGTATCACACATGATTACTGAATGTTGGATGGACGGACCTAATGGTTATGGTAAATTAAAAGTATTACCAACCCCGATGGGACAACTAGTGCAGACAATGCTGGAAAGCGGCGTCAAGCTAGGTGTTTCGTCTAGGGGCTCTGGTAACGTATCAGAAGACGGAGATGGAAAAGTTTCCGACTTTGAAATTATTACAGTGGACGTTGTTGCACAACCAAGTGCACCAGGTGCGTACCCAACACCAATTTACGAACACTTAATGAACACCCGTGGAGGGTACCAGGCATTTGAACTAGCACAGGCAACTAAGCACGACGACAAGGCACAGAAATATTTAAAAGAGAGCTTATTAAATATAATAAGCGGGCTCCGATAACTGAGGAGAATTAATATGTTGGAAGCATTAAAATCACTCTTCGAGAGCAGCGCACTTTCAGAAGAAGTACAAGCAGAAATACAAGAAGCATGGGACGCGAAGATCACTGAGAATCGCCAACTTGCTACCGCTGAACTTCGTGAAGAATTCGCAAAGAAATACGAGCATGACAAATCTACGATGGTGGAAGCCATTGATAGTATGTTATCTGAGAAACTAGCAGAAGAAATTGCTGAGTTTGCAGATGATCGTAAACAACTTGCTGAGGCAAAAGCAAAATATGCAATAGCAATGCGTGAAAACGCAGACCTAATGCAAAAATTTGTTATGGAAACTCTTGGTAAAGAAGTTGGTGAATTACACGAAGACAAGAAGGCAATGGCATCTAAGTATGCACAGCTTGAGGAATTTGTAATAGAAGCTCTTTCTAAAGAAATTGCAGAGTTTTACGAAGATAAAACAGATTTAGCAGAAACAAAAGTACGTTTAGTACGTGAAGCTAAAGAACACTTCAAGAAAGTTAAAACTAACTTTATTGAAAGAAGTGCTACAGCGGTATCAGAAACTGTTGATAAGGTCCTTAAAGGGGAAATTACACAACTTAAAGAAGATATTGAAGAAGCACGAAGAAACGATTTTGGTCGCAAAATATTTGAAGCATTCAGTAATGAATATTCAGGTAGCTACCTAAATGAAAAAAGCGAAAGTGCCCAGCTATTGAAAGTTGTTGAGTTGAAAGACAAACAACTAGCAGAAGCAAAAGCATTTGCTGTAAAGGCTAAAAAACTTGCAGAAGCTCAATCAATTGAGAAGAAGCAACTAGTTGAAGCGGCAAGGCGCGAAAGAACCATAAACGAATTGATTTCACCATTAGGCACTAATCAACGCGACATTATGACTGACTTACTGGAAAGTGTACAAACTGATAGATTACAAAAATCTTTTGACAAGTACCTACCATCTGTAATAGATGGCCATACTCCAGCAAAGCGTAAGGCAACGGTATTATCAGAAGGCAAAGAAATAACAGGCAACAGAAAAAAATCAACGACACATGTCAAAGCAGACGAGTCTAATGTATTAGATATACGCCGTCTAGCTGGATTAAATTAAGGAGAAAATGATGTCAGAACTATTAGAAAGTCGCTGGACAGAAACCAAAGACGCTCTTCTTGAAGGCCTAGACGGTAACAAGAAAAGTGTGATGGCTGCCACACTAGAAAACACTCGCAAGTATTTGTCTGAGAGTGCAACAGCAGGCGCAACATCTGCAGGTAACGTAGCAACACTTAACCGTGTTATCCTACCAGTTATCCGTCGTGTTATGCCGACAGTAATAGCCAACGAATTAGTTGGTGTACAACCTATGACCGGCCCAGTTGGTCAAATTCACACGTTACGTGTACGTTACGCAGACGCTTTTAACAGCGCCAACGGAACAGACACATCAGCTGGTGAAGAGGCGTTAAGCCCATTTAAGATTGCGGAAGGATATTCCGGCGCAACTGACGATAAAGCAGCTACTACAGCAGCTTTAGAAGGCAATGCTGGACGTAAATTGTCAATCCAGATCTTAAAGCAAACTGTAGAAGCAAAGTCAAGAAAGCTATCAGCTAGATGGACTTTTGAAGCTGCACAGGATGCACAATCAATGCACGGTATTGATGTTGAAGCAGAAATTATGGCTGCTTTAGCTCAGGAAATTACCGCTGAGATTGATCAAGAAGTTTTAGCAAGCCTTAACAGCCTAGCTGGTAATGCCGCTGAAACATATGACCAAGCTGCTGTATCAGGTACAGCTACATTTGTTGGTGACGAGCATGCTGCATTAGCTGTTCAAATCAACCGTGTTGCTAACTTGATTGCACAGCGTACACGTAGAGGCGCAGGTAACTACGCTGTTGTTAGTCCTTTTGCACTAACAATTCTACAAAGTGCAACAACTTCTGCGTTCGCAAGAACAACTGAAGGGACTTTTGAAGCTCCAACTAACACTAAGATGGTTGGTACTTTGAACAATGCAATGAAAGTGTACGTTAACACTTACTCCAGCGACAACGCTGACGTACTTGTTGGTTATAAAGGCGCATCTGAATCAGACGCACCTGCATTCTATTGCCCATACATTCCATTGATGTCAAGTGGTGTTGTATTAGATCCGTCAACATTCGAACCAACCGTATCATTTATGACACGTTATGGTTATGTTGAACTGTCTAACACAGCTTCGTCACTTGGTAACGCAGCTGATTACTTAGGTAAAGTTGCAATTACTAATGGTAATGTTAGCTTTAGCTAAGTTTATATAAACTGATTAAATAGGCTCTTCGGAGCCTATTTTTTTGACTTGATTTTGGTTGACACTATAGTAAGTCTATGTTATTATTATACAATGCAAAAGCACACAATATTCAGTACACCTCTCTACGAGTCATCGTATAGCGATAGTTTACAACCTATAATAACAGGCTGCAAAAGCCTCGCGCAACAAAGCGACTTTAAGGTAGTTACATCAGCTAACAGAGGATTACAAAGTCAAGACGACTTGCACAATGTACCATTTATATTTCCTTTAATGGAATGGATTTGTCATGAAGCTGAAACAGTATTTTCTGAATTAGGAATTGATAAAGAATACCTAACTATTGAAAGTAGTTGGTTTAACATTAACAACCAGTTAAACAGTTTTAATCAAACACATTTACATCCAGGCATTGTTAGTGGAGTGTTTTATTTACAAGCGCCTGAAGGTAGCGGCAACATTAACTTTAGGAACTCTGGAATGAATGAGCTTTGGAGAGGGCACAGAGAGTCTGTTGGTGCTAGAAATGTACACAATGCATCTAACTTTACTATTACTCCTATGCCAGGGAAACTATACCTTTGGCCAAGTTACATGTATCACAGCGTTGATACTAATTCAATTAATGTTGAACGAATGAGTATCGGCTTTAATCTAGGTTAATTTATTTCTTGTATTCCTTTTCTCTTATTAGATAAATACTTGTGTCAAATAGTGTGCCGCAAGGCGGACTTATGCTGTTACCCGCAGCGTAGCCCATAGAACGGGAATAGGACTACTTTAATAGGAGAAACAAAATGGGAAGACCACTTAATAAAAAATTCTTTGGACCAGCAACAGCCGGTGGCAATGAAATCAAAGTAAACTTTTATAACGGTGCAGCCGTTGTTGAAGGTTATATCGTAAAGCAAATAGGATCTAAAAAGTTTCGTGTAGCGGCCATCGGCACACCCGGAGAATCTTACATTCGTGTATTAACAACTGGTAAACTACCAGCTACGCTAACTGGCACAGAAATGTGTATTAGTGTAAAAGGTGATGACGGTGAAACTTACGGAGTAAGCAAAATTGCAGGACGCAAAGTAACACTAGCACAACCAAGTGCAACAGGTGCAAACGCATTAGATGGAACATCTATTTCGTGGAACTTTACTGCAAGTGATGGCGATTATGCTGTTGAAATTGAAGAAGCTGGTGACGATGATACATTAATCGGAACTGACGATTCAGACTTTACTGAAGACGCATAAGGAATAACTTATGGACAAGTATCTTAGAGTAGCAGACGGCAATTACAAGGTAATTGTTAAGAGCGGTGGTAGAATTACACTAGACACAGGGATCGAAACTGGAGATGTTTACATCACCGGAAACTTAACTGTTGAAGGGACGCAAACTACTCTAGATACTGTTAACAGTACAATTGAAGACAATATAATTGAACTAAACAAAGGCGAAACCGGGAACGGCATCACTAGAGATGGCGCTTCCGGTATTCGTGTTGATAGAGGTACAATTGAAGACGGCCAATGGCTTTTTGTTGAAAGTGTAAACTGGACTGACACACAAAATGCCGGTACTACAGACTTAGGCGCATGGAGTGTAAGATCTCCAAGTGGAAGAGTAGGCGGTATCGAAACAGTAAGTATTGTAACACCGGGTGTTGATTTAAACCTAATGGGGCAATACAATTTATCAGGCAACATAACAGCTAACCCTGGTATGTTAACTGTAAAAGGTACAGCTAGTTATGAAGCTAGAGTACTAGATGACGATCACATTCCAAATAAGAAATATGTTGACGACAAGGTAACAAACTTCTTTGGAACTGTTGTTCCAAACAGAATACAAGTAGGTGATACTAAGGTACAATCCTACGATGCTTCCGTTGCAGGCCCGAGTAGAATCGAAACAGAGATAGACGGCACACTTGTACAAGACGTGCGCCCAACTTACTCAGATCAATACGGAATTAGAATTGAACAAACTGTATACGGTACAGAAATAAAAACACTTGGCACAAGTCAAGAAGACTTAATTCTAAGTGCAACAGGAACAGGACATGTTGTTGTTGACGACAATTTAAGATTAGGATACACGCCGCACGAAGGTGTTGATGGTGTTACTGATCCAACAAAACCAACAGACGGAATACTTTTATATTCTAAGCCATCTAACATAGGCGGAACTGGAATGTATTTCGTAAATGCTGAGAATCAGCGTGATGAGATAATAAGTAGAAATAGAGCACTAGTTTTTAGTATGCTCTTTTAAGGAAACAATATGGCAATTTTAAATACAGCAATTATTGATCAAGGTGGCGGTGACTACAGGCACATTATGTTAACTGTTCCTGCAACAAAGTCTTATGCTATTACAAACATTTTAATTTGTAATACATACGATCCAAATGCAAGTAGTCCAGAAAATGAAACTTGTGCATTTGACTTGCACTTTGTTCCAGCGGCAGGTTCATATAGCGATACAGTTACTTCTGTAGTTAGAAGACTAGAATTACCTGCAGGTGAAACGTTTACCCTTGATACAGAAAAAGTAGTTTTAGATGCAGGTGATAGTGTACAAGTTAACGGTAGTGCATCAGCAAGCGGCACAGGCAGACTAGCTTGCACAGTGAGTTATTTGGATATTACATAATGAGATTACTCAAGGCACAAAATACAAATAGAAGAACTATCTATGGTAGAGGTGTACAGTTTGATGTAGATGATCAAGTGTATATGGAATCTACAAACAGTATACGTGTACCAAAAGGCACAACAGCCCAACGCCCTGCTAATCCTGAAAATGGACATTTTAGATATAATACTACAGCTAATAGATTTGAAGTATACGAAAATGGTGCATGGCAAGGTGTTAGAGGTGTAGAGCCTGTAAACGTAGGAATTACACAACAAGGATTAGGTAACGGCGATGCAACTGAAACTGTGTTTGGTCCTTTAGCAAGTGGAGATTCTGAGTACCCTATACCAGTAGCTGCACAAAATGTTTTAGTACTTGTTGAAAACGTTTTTCAACTTTCAACAACAAACTACACTCTTGAACAAAGTGCAGGCGGAAACTTAACAGGCCCAAATCAACCGTATGCAGATGGTTGGTATCTTAAATTTACTTCCCCAGTAGACCTCGGCAAACCAGTAACAGTCCTACATAACTTCGATAAGTAAATCCTATAAATACAATGTAGGAGAATACTAAATGTCGCAAGTAGGTAGAATATCAGGTCCGTTATTATTTGCCAATCTGGAAAGAAATGGCGTAGACCTTGCGTTTGAAACAGACTTAATTTATCTTGATGTTAGTGCCGGCAAGATCGGTATTAACAATTCTTCACCTAGCAACGAAATACATATTTTAGATACTACAAGAACAGTATCTTTAATAGCTGATACACAAGCAGACATTGCAAATTACAATATTCAAGGTACTACTATACAACCGTTTCCGGGTGATATAATACTTGACGCACGTTATAAAATTACAGCAAGTAATATACAAACAGGCGATGTGTTTATTGATGACAACTATATTTCAACTACAAATAGTAACTCAAACTTAGATCTAAGACCAAACGGAACTGGCCGTGTTGAAGTTTATAATAATTTACATGTTAACGGAGATATACATGCTGATGGTAATATTACACTTGATGGTAATATTGTATTCGGCGACTCATTAGCACAAGACACAGTAACTTTTGAAACTGATATTACAAGTGATATTGATCCTAACACATCAATTCCACAATCAATATATGACCTTGGTAAAGCAGACAAGCGTTGGCTAGAAGTAAGTGATAGACTAACAAACGTTTCTAGAATTAATGCTACAGACTTTGCATTAGGCGGTGTTAATCTTACACTAGCACCTGGCAATATTCTTTATGTTGCTAAGAATGGTGACAATGATAGTAGCGGCACTAACATACAATCACCGTTTGAAACAATTGACTATGCTGTAACACAAGCAACTTCAGGAGATACTATATACGTTCTTCCTGGAGAGTATGAAGAAAGTTGTCCTATAGTTGTTCCTGCAGGAGTTACTATTACAGGACACGATGTGAGAAATACAATAATTTCTCCACCGAGTAGTGCAAGCACTACAGACATATTTCATCTTAATGGTGAAACAACTATTCAAAATTTTACAATCAAAGATTTCTTTTACAACAGCGGAACTGATGTAGGTTACGCATTTAGATTTGCGCCGAACGCAACAGTTACATCGCGTAGTCCGTATATACAAAACGTTACAGTAAGCACACAAGGTACAACTACAAGTGCAAGCGATCCAAGAGGATTTGCAAGTGCTGATGCAGGTAAAGGCGCACTAGTTGATGGTGCAAGTGTATTAAGTACAAGCAACGATGCAAGCATGTTATTTCATGCTAGAT